ATGAGAACCAACCACCCAATAACTCAAAGAGAAAAAACGTTTTCTCGTGACGTAAAACTGATTTCTGTCACTGACCTAAAAGGCAATATTATTGACTGTAATCAAGCATTTATCGACATTAGCGGCTTTTCGCGTGACGAGTTAATTGGTCAGCCTCACAATCTTGTTCGCCATCCAGATATGCCGCCTATTGCTTTTGCTACAATGTGGAAGCAGCTTAAAACTGGTAAGCCGTGGATGGGGATCGTAAAAAACAGATGTAAAAATGGCGATCATTATTGGGTAGACGCGTACGTGACTCCAATCACTGAAAATGGCCAAATTGTTGGTTATGAGTCAGTGAGAAGCTGCCCTGATAGGTCAACTGTTGAACGTGCAAGCCAGCTATATAGCAGCGTAAACAGTAACAAAAGCGGTGGCATAGGCCTGCCGAAACTACGGATCATCTGGCCTGTTTTCAACATTATCTCATCATTATTGCTGTGGTATTTTGTTTCCGAGTCCGCCGGATTCTTCTGGCTAATGGCAAATATGCTCGGATACTCAGCTTATGCAACTTGGCGCGATAAAGAGCAACTAAAGCGCTTAGAGTCTGAGCTTGCTCATAGCTTTTGCGACGAAATTTCACAACAAGTTTACTCCACTTGGGATGGCACGATGGCGTCTATCCAAGTACGCTTAAAAAGCGAACGCGCCCATCTTGACACTATCCTTACCAGAGTAGAGCATGCCGCGCAAAACGTTTCAAAAGGTGCACATACTGCCAGTAACGAAGCACAAGCAACCTACGCAGACCTACAAAAGCAACAATCTGAAACCGAGCTTGTAGCAACAGCAATGAATGAAATGACTACAACTATTAATGATGTCTCAAATAGCGTTCAGCTGAGCGCCAAAGATGCACAAAATTCATTGGAGTTGACGTCTCAGACAGAGCAAATCGCCAACAAAACCAAAGTCGCATTTAGCGACCTGAGTAACACAATCTCGGATATTCGCAGCTCCGTTGAAGGCGTTTCTAAACAAACTGATAAAATAGCGGCAGCCGCACAAATTATCGAACAAATTGCAGAGCAGACGAATTTGTTGGCACTAAATGCCGCCATCGAAGCTGCAAGAGCAGGAGAGCAAGGTAGGGGCTTTGCCGTAGTCGCAGACGAGGTAAGGCATCTAGCACAGCGTACTCAAGAGTCAACAAAAGAGATCCACGCTATCATCGAAGAGCTAACTAGCAGCACACAAGCATCTGTTAATATCGCTCAACAAGGTCAGGAAGAATCTCTTCACGGTATTGATCAGCTGAACCAAAGTACTGACATGCTTCAGCAAATTACTCAAGCTGTAATACAGATAAGTGATATGTCCATGCAAATTGCAACATCAGTTGAACAGCAAGCAACCGTATCAGACGATATTAACCAACAGGTAGTCAATATTGCTCAACTTGCAAATAATAGTCTAGATAGTGCAGATAAAGTGCATCAAGAAAGTAAAGATTTAGAGTCAATTGCAAAAGAGATGCACGAATTAATTGTACGATTCAAGCGTAATTAGCCGTGATAATATGAACATCCATATGCCACACATTAAGTAATGTGTGGCATTTTGTTACGCTAATTTAACCTCTGAGTAAGTATTCCTCTTCGTTTTTCCCGTAGCCATACCTGTTGTAACACTCGTAGAAACAGTAGGTTAGACACCATTTTTAATTTTTTGTAGCAGCAGTTCTAGATTGTATTGATTAGGCTATATTTTTCGTTTTAGCCCAGATTTTGCTCGCTCTTTAATATTGGTTTGAATATAAATTTGGTCTGTAGTTGCAATTTTTGCATGCCCAAGATCTTCTGATAGGTGCTTAAGCGGGCGATGCTGTGCGTCGTGAGTCGCACCAGTGTGCCTCAACCAATGTGATGTTGCGGCTTGTAATTGCTCTGATTCTTCTGTGAATCCATCCTCTTTTAACTTATCTACTGCCAAATCAAAGCTCTGCTGAACTATACGGCGTAATTGGCGAACATTCATACCACCTTGTCCGCGTAACTTATGGATAATCGGATATGGCTCATCAACACGTGGGAGGGCACTTAAACCTCGATAGTGGCGATAGCGTTTTAAGTAACCAATAAAATCTTCGCTTAATGTCACGTCTCGCAACTTATTACCTTTACCCATGATCCTGAGATACCAAAAGTCATCTTGATCTTGCCAAAAGTGGCTCATAACAGGAGACCAATGAGGGCGATCTGACAGTTCAGAAATACGTAAATATAAACCTTTTAAACACGCAAGAACGAAAAGGTTTCGCTCTAAATCCGGCTGTTGCTCACATAAGTCACGGGTGACTCCGAATACGTATTCCCACTGTAGATCACTCAATGTGTCGGGAAGGTTTATTTGTGACTGTACAACCAAGTAGGGACTATTTTTCTTTACCACAGGAACAAAATTGGTGAATGATTTTTCCTCCAAAATTGCAAACTTATAAAACACGTTAAGTGCCGTAAACATTGCAGCCAATGTCTGTTGGCTCGCACCATTTTCTTTTAGAACAAAAGGGCGCCAATTCTCATTAACTCTACGGATCCCTTGGTCTTGTTTGTAGCGCCATTGAACAGAAGTTTGCGTCCATGCTTTGTCCGGCTCAACAACAAAATCAACATATGCTTCAACATCTTCACGTTTTAAATCAAATACAGACTTTTGTGCTATCAGCCATGACCACAAATAAAAACGCTCAAGCTCATTACGGAACCGATTAAAAGTAGCCTCTGATTTACGACCATAAACATATAAAAACTGAAATAGAAACTGCAGTTCCGCTTCAACAGGCAAAGATTTATTATGCACGACTAAGAATTTAGCCAACTCTGGATATTCATGTGCTAACGTATTATCTTCTAGATGCGCGATTTGATACCTAAGTTGCTTAAAAGTATCGACTAAAGGCAGAACCATAAAAAGTCCGATATTGGTTAGTATTGGACATATTATAGTAACGATAACACGCTTAATGCAACCCAAAAAAACAACCCATAATTTACGTTATGTTAAATGGATGAATATGAGGCATTTTTCCTTCTACTGTTCGCAACGCGCGCTGTATTCTTATTATCTTGGTGTAAGGGGTTGTTCATTTCTAGATTTGAATATGGATCGGATTCCAACGAATGGATGCTCTGAAGCCCCTATTAAATCTAGACCTCAGATAATTTCGCTTTAAATCCTTAAAATCTCATCAGGCATTTGTTTTTAGACAAAACCTGATCGTTTTGCCTCATTTCGCGATCATTCCTGCTCATTGTACGTTTAGAATTAGATCGAAATTCGCCGTTTTAAATTGAGTTTAAACGACCTTTAAACTGACATTAAACACGGTTTAAATCTTGTTTAAAGCAACTACGCGATTAAAATCACTGCCAATCTGCACTGTTACCATCACGCCATCAATGGCCAGTTTGACCACGCTTTTATTAAACGAAATGAACTCGCCAGTTTGTACAATACGCATCAACTCAGATGCTTTCTCAAACCCCAATAAATTGATAGCTGTCATCAGTACCGAGTGTTCAATGACGATGAGCGTACTCTTGGTTTGTGGTGCTACCTTTATTATATGGTCGAATACTTTGCTTTGCATGTGGCCAAGCGTAAATGCGGTTCCTGAGTCTGCCTTGTTTAATACTTGCTTTGCAGCTGCGGTAGCCATTTGCTTTTTGAAATGACTTTCACCTTGGTTGATGATCTCATTAAAAATTGGCGTGGCTACTTCACGTAAATTGTTATCCAAGCGCCCTAGCATTTCGCCCGTGGCTTTGTCCGCGCCCAACCATGCTTTGCCTGGATTGTAGTTCCAGCCTAAATCAATACCCGTTAGCTTTTCTAGTTCTTCACCAGTTTGTGGATCAGCCACTTTAAAGGGTTTTAATAATGGGTCGACTACATTGTCCGGCGTCACGGTTAAGCCCATGCGTTTAATATCAGCATCACTCAGACTTACAACTTTACAGCGGCACATCCATCCGTTTGGTGGATAATGCGAGTCCCAGAACTTATGATCTAATGGTAGTAATATATAGTGCCACTTTTGATGGTCAGCTCTTACACGCTGATCACCTGCAGTTAAATATAGGAGATACGGGCGTCTATGCTTTATTCGTTCCTGTTGTTGCCAGCGCCCAGCTGCTCGCGCTGTATTTTTGTTATTTTGGTAGATAACACGAGTTCGCCAGCCGCGCTTACCATTATATGACCAGCCATGTTTTGCAACTACCTCATCAAATCGCTTTCGAAAGGATGTGATCGTTTCACCTTGCTCAATAGATGCTACTACTGACTTATATAGGTCATCCAACAACTCTGTTTTTGTAGCACCTGCAACTGTAAATGCTCGTGCGTGAATATGGCCTTGTAAGTCTTTATATGACTCGGTGGGTATTTGGATTTTTTGTTTGAGGTTGGAAATGGCCTCATCGAATTTAACGAGTTGGCCATACTGGGGAGATAAACCTGGCATATGTGCCCTACTTACTCAGCAATTTATTGGTTTTATCCTTGGAGCCAAGGCTTGAACCATAGAAAAACTGCAGGATTGCACCAAGTGTGGTACCGAGTAAAAAGCCTAAAATGGTATCGGCATAGCGCCTTGCGGGCTCTGAGATGTCAATAAAAGTAATGCAGCCTATATAAATGAAGGTTGCGACCGTTAAAAACCACGCGTACTGGTAAACAAATCGTTTTGCCATTTTGTCATCTTGATCTAGCGCTTTGTTCTGCATATTCCGAGCGCTATCTAAATTTTTGTATGCCAGCTCGGCTAAGCTTTCTTCCTTATTTAGCACCGCAAGCCTAAGTTGGTTTTGTAACTCGCCACTTTTGCTTATCTTATCAAACGCCTTTGTTGCATCGCCTTCGCCTGTAAGCGTTTGCGCCATATCTACCACTTTTGTGGCTACCTCTGCGCCATTATCACCACCAATCCATTGGCCTATCTTTTTATCCAGGCCAGTTAGCTTAGCTAGGCCCAAAGCAATCGTAATTGGTTCCATAACTCACCTCACAGCTTGGCTATATCAAGCGAAACGGCGTTGTCGTTACCGTGATCATCTTGCTTGTAAAAGCGAATAAAGCGCACACTATCTATTACGTTTATTGACTCAGCCAATATGTCCATTGCACGATGCCATTTGCCTGTTTCATCAACGATTTCCAAGCGGCGTAAACCTAAAATACGCTGCGGATTTACTTTGCCCTGCTTGTCAGTAGAGAACGCTTTTTTGACGACAGCTTTAATATTTTGATTACTACCTTCTGACCATTCATCTAGACACTGGAATATTAACTCTGTAGCTAGCTTTTCCTCTGGACCTAGCTCGATACGCTCTAGAGACTGTATGCTTACGGCAAGCTTATTATCGAACGAGCGCAGCGTTACATTGCCTTTCTTACCACCCAGATTAACGTCGTATTCTTGGGCAAGGAGCTCCATAAAATTATCGGCTTGCTCCATCTGCAAACGCTTAAACTCGGCAAGCTCTTTTTGCTGTTTTTCAGCCAACGCTACGGCCTGTTTTACAAACTCGTCTTTAATAAGGTCGGTTTGCTTAATATTGGCGATGGCGACTAAGTTGCCCTTGCCGTCTTTCATGTAACCATTAGGTATATCAGTCATCGTTTATCTCCGAAGAATTAGCTTCATCCATCCCTTGTAAAAACTCTAGTTCAAACGCTTTACTGGCTACGTCGGCCAGTGCGGTACCACTGAGGTTTGGGAATTCATAAAGGATTTTGTCTTTTAGTTCGTTTAGGCTTGCTGAGTGCTTGGTAAACTCAAATATCTTGGCAATTTCAACATCGGTTGCCTGGTCAAACTCATCAAAGGGGTTCACATCCATGTGGTTATCCTTCGCTGCAAAATCCTGTTTTGCAGCCGTGGCAATTCCAGCGCCATCGTCCCTTACTTCTAACACCGCCTGACCTTCCTGTGGCTTTGGTACTCCTAGTGTTTTATAGGCGTGATCTTCCGTTACTTTTATCAACTTGGCGGTTTCTCTAATGACATTAACCGCGTCGAGGTTGATCTCTTTTTTGTCTCGCCAAATGTATTTCGGGGGCTCGCCACCATCAAAGTTAACGTGATGAATAGCCTCTAAAATTTGATTGCGATAACTCGATACACGTGCCCTATCCGCCCGTTGGTTTTCGCCAGCTCGCTTAGCGTGCGTTTCGCTCGCCGCACGTGCGCCAGACTTTTGCTCGGTTGCTAACGTTTGTGAAGTGAGTGCTTTGCTCATCTCAGCATTGCACATATCTATCAGCTGTTTTTGTACGGGCTCACCGCTTAGCTTGCTTTCGATGATCTCAATGGATGAATCATCCGGTATGGTCGCGATACCATCGGTAATGAGTTTTGCTAACCCATCAATTAGCTCATCCACTTGGTCATCCGTTTTGCCGACAGGGTGCTTGCCAACAGGAAATGGGACGCCAAAACGCTCGCAAAGTTGTACAAAAAACTTAAAACCACCATGCTTAAACATCCATGGCCAAAAACAGCTACTCAATAGGGCTACACCGTACGGGTTCTTAGCGCTCGGCATGTGCCGAACACACGTCCAGCGCTGGTCTACCAACTCCTCGCCATGCGGGTTGTCACGGGTTTTGAGTAGTAGTTCGTGGTCGGGGGTAAACACGAATCTGCTTGCTGGCCACATCTCAATTTTGTTTGGTAGCCAAGTGTTGTCTGCCTTTTCATACGCGCCGAGGTGAGTCACGGCAAACCCATGCAAAATAGCGCTGTAGTTGTGCCAGTCTACGTCCATCCATTCGGTGTTTATTGCAGGCTTTCTTGCCATTAGCGTCTTTGCTAGCTCATAGCTTTTTTTACTCGCTGCATCATCACCGCCGGGCACCAATTCGGCCGTAAACGCAAACATGCCAGAGCACAGAGTGCGTAGCTCACCAATTACATGTGCATCAGCGGCAATTTCGTCATAAATTAGGGCGCTTTTGCCAGCTTTACGCAGTATTGGGTCTGGGTTTGGTAGTTCACGCATCATGGCCCATTGATTTGGGTCACTTTGGCTCATGTTGAACATTTTTTGCAGGGCTCTATAACCCCGATAACTTAAATGAGGTTTAGACATGGTAGCCCCCTATTGATTTAGTCACTTTTTTGCTGCGTACTCTGGGCATGCCACCTGCACCCGTGCTGGCAATCATCCATAAGATGGTGAGCGCACAGCTCAAGTCGTAGTGGTGTGTACTTTGTTTATCAGGCCAGTTTTCTAGCTCATCCATAACCAGTGGGCATTTTGAATTAAACGCAATTTGGGCAGGTACGTTGGTCACAAAGGGCTCCAATCCCTCTATACGTTCTTCCTGGCTTACTGTTGCGGTTACACCGCGAAGCGGCAGTGCAATACCTTCGTCTAATCCGCGTTTTATGTAGTCTTGACGCATGTATTCAAAGGCATTGTTATTCTCAAACCCCCACACTAAACAGTTGTATTCACGCTGTAGGCGTATCAGGTCATTAAGTAGCTTGCTCGTGCCTCGCACCTTGCGGCTTTCGTACTCAACATGTAGCTTGCCCAGCTCTTTACAAAACAGGCCAACCAGCAACGCGCTAGGGTCTGCCCCTGCTGTTTTACCCATGCTTGGGTCGCATGCGCCGTACGGCGTCCAAAGATTTAGTCGGTTTACCCAAAATTCAAATTGAAAGAAGATCTGCTCTTCATCGCTCTTAGCGATCCCCTGCATTTCACGGTTAAACTCGCGCTTGTTTGACGCCCACATCACCATTAAGTCATACAGGCTGCGCACGCTAGACCAGGATGTTTTTGAGCCTTTACTCATTTGGCGCTTTTGCTTAATCCAAAACTTAAACGATGGTTTATCTTCTTTGGCTACAGCTTGGCCTTTTGCTGCCGCTTTTTTCTCGAACTCTTTGTCTTTAAAAAGCATCAAATCACGGCATTCTTCCCATAAGTCCATACGCTCAGGGAATTGCTCAATGGCTTTAAAACGATGTACCAAATGACCAGGTGCGTTTTCAGCACGTGAGATTGGGTCGTCGCTGTTTAGAACTGTGTTTACGCCAAGGAATTTCACTGTGCCGTCAGGTGGGCCAAGGTATTGCACAGCGGCTTCTAAAAATCCCCAACGTGAATCTCGCTCAGTGGCTGAGCGGGCTTCTTTATCCGTAATAATGTCATCGGCCATGAGTAATTTGGGGCGGCTAGCGCCGTGGAATGCACCACGAACAGACTGCTCAGCCCCTCGGCTTTCAAAGCGTACGCCTTGCGCGGTAACAAACTCGCCAATCTTCCATGTGGGACTGGTTTGGCAAACCTCTGGAAAGTCCAAGAGCAAATTATTGTTCTGCAGTAACTCAGTTTTTACCACTTCCAATGTTTTGGCGGGCATTTTGGCTTCAGCGCCAAACAAAATGGCGTAATCAATAAAGAGCGCGGGCTTTGGTAAATCCAACTCTTTGCAAACATCATCGTCTTGTAGCAGAGCCAATACCGCCACATAGACGGGCGATATTTTCACGCCCAGTGTTGATTTACCCTCACCACGAGGCGCAACAAACCAGTTTTTCCAGCCGTTGGTTAGCTTTAGGGCCTCAGGGAACCAGTTCATAAAATAACGCTGAAACTCGCTAGGCTCTTGCCCCTCGTCCAACCACATATGGTGCGGAAAATATGTATACACAAAAAACTCAAAGTCCCCGCTGAGCACGCGCTTACGTCTTGCCTTTATTGCCTCTGGGCTTGGGTCAATGTCACGCTGCTTAGCCTCAATGTCTAACCGAAGGCCTGCGGTGATCTGCTCAAGCTCTGCCAGAAACTCTTTACTATTTAAGTCGCCCATCAGTCATCCATAATGTTGACAAGCTGTGGGCCAAACGCAGTTAAAATCACAACCAGTTGCGGGGAAAAGTCAGGGTGGTGCTTGCTTACAAAGGCGGTCAGTTTCTTGATCACTTCTACCGCCACTGTGCGGCGCTCAATGGTTTTGTTACCTCCGCTTAGCTTCATAACTTTGCTATACATGTCACTTAGCTGAGTGAGCACTTTTACTCGCTCTGCTGGCGTCATAGCGGTTTCTGGGTCTCTGAGTAGGCTAAACGTTTCACTGGTTTGAATGGTAAATTCTTCAATAAAGTCTTGAGTAAACTCCCCTGCTGGCCCTACCGCTTTTCTGGCTGCTGTACGGGCTAAATCCCAGTCATCGCCACTGGCTTTGGCTTCGGCTTTCCAGCGTCTTGCTGTGCCGTCTGCCACTTTATGTTTTACAGCCGCAACAGATAGCGCCAATAGCTCATTAACATAGCTGTGGCGTACTGCATTTTTAATATCAGCAGAGTGCGCCATATCAACCTCCGGTTTTAAGCTTTAGCAGCTCAACGGCAATAGCAACCGCAAGGCCAGCACCACCGCCAAAGCCAGCAATTTTAATACGGTTATTGGTTACGTGAGATTCAACTGTTTCGACCCGCGCTTCTAAGCTATCAACACGCTTTGTGAGGTCTTTTTTAATCTCAGTAACTTCTTTGAGTATTGCGGTCTGTGTGGCCTGGATCTGGCCAATAGATAGGAATAACTGGTTTTCTTGCTCTGGGGTCATAGGTACCACTCCCCAGAGGCCATTTGCTCGGCAAGCTCATCAGCACGTTTGCCGACTTGCACTGCCCAACGTGAGTTAAGCATTTCATGGGCCGCTAGCTCCCAGTCACCGTCTTCAACCGCTCCAATTGTGTTTTTAAAATTGAGCAGGCCAGTAATGCCTAGGTTAAAGGCCATGTTAATAAGCACGGCTTCGCGTGCCGGATTACATTTTGTGGTATTAATGTTGTTGCGAACGGCTTGGGTGAACTCTTTAATGTCATTGCTGAGTAAATAATCCGACTCGGCTTCAGAGATGCCGCGCTGCTCTAAGTTCCTACCAACACCTATTGTGGCGTACCCTGCAGGGCAGTTGTACACCTTTAGCCGCTCGCCTTCGTGCCGTTTTAATTGGTTAAATAGGTTAAAGTCCATGGGCAGTCCTACGCTTGAGTTTAGTTTTAACTTTTACAAAGCACTCAGGCACAGGTTTAGGTGGTTTTACGGCACGTTTTTTAGCAATCAGTGCTTTCACACTATTGCGTAACAGCTGTAAATATCGTGGCTCACAGGTTGCAGCAATCGCTTGCTTTTCTTCACGCGTTTTTGCTGCAACGATTAGCTCCGCCAACACCCACACAGGCAATGATTTTGCTTTGCTCATGGGGTGATGATCGCGTAATCATCAGAGGCCAAACATATGGAAAGTAGTTTTCAACGGGGGGAATAAAGCGGTTAAATTAGGCTAAATTAAAATCGGCCATACTGCAATACTGGCCGTTTAAATTAGGTTTAAAGGGAGTTTAAAGCGAGTCTAAAAACGGTGCGCTCATAAATTAACTAGCTCCCGTAAAAGTTAAGTGATCAATTGAAAAGCAACCCGACTTACCCCTGAGCTTAACGACGACTTCTCCGCTATACATTGTCCAAGCCTTGCTCGTTGTATTCACCGACTCACCTCCTCTCAACGCTATTACCGACTGATAAATAAAGCAGCTGCCAACAGGATATTTGCTATTGAATTGTTCCGCTGTCATCTTGCTCATAAATCCTCCAAACCAATATCAAGGCGAGGTAAGTTTGCGAATAGTTCATCTGGTTCAGTAACTACGCCACGCAGCTCTGAATAGTGTACTTTATTGCCCGACACAGCTTCGTATTTCTCACCAACCAAACGGGCTAAGTCACTCTGGTCAATTTCAACCACACCGTAAACATCGTTTGTTGCTACGCGTGCGTCCTTCCAAAGTACAATTACAAAAGTATCCATTAGTTCTCCAACTCTCTCTTAGCCTCGGCCAGCTCTTGCTCTAGTGCAAATAGCGGTAAACCGAGGCTTTTTCGTTGTTCAATATGGCTGTTTAGTAGGGCTATACCCTCTTTAAACATCCACTTTTTAATTGGTTTTGCACCTGCCAGTTGCTTGGCTGTTAGCAAAACAAAGTTATCGCTACGCACGCTTGGCCTCCGCATGCACACCGTGGCCTTCAGCAAACGTCACTTTCCAAAATACTTGGTTACAATGATTGCATGTTGATAGCGTGTCCCAGTTGTATTTGGTGTTATTTTGCTGTGTGCGAAGCTGTGCTTTACAGTGTGGGCAGTTAAAGTCATGTAATGCCACGCCTGCTGCCTTCAAGTGTTCATAGTATTGCTGTGCTTTATCCATTATTAGCTACTCCCTCTTCACAAAGACTAAAGCGTGTTATCCCCCATAAACTCTTTGTCTCTGGGTATATTGGCGGCATTGGTAGGAAACCATTCGGGCCACGTTTTACCGCCGTAGCCGGTTTATCTGGTGGGATAGATGGGCCACCATTTCGTCCCGCTAGGCTCTCACTCTTTTCCAATAGGTGGTCACAGTCTGCAACTACACCAAGCACAAAGCCGAGCGCGACCAAGCCAACATAAACCAGCTGTTTAACTGCTAAGTTCATAACTTAAACTCCATCTGTTGCTCCCTGTAAGCGTTGTGTTCGTTTAGGATTTTCATGATCCACTGCCTTGTAATGCCAAAGCGTTTAACCAGAGCTTGAATGGTCACGCCGTTTTTAACCTCTTCAACTATCACTTGGTCGCGTAGCTGTATTAGCACCTTGTTTAGCATCGGCACTTGGTACTGAGTCTCTGCATAGTTCGCCAGCGCTAAGCACATCTCCTCGCCAAATACCTTTACAAAGTGGCTCTCAGGGTTGGCTGCTTTTGGTATGTAAAACATCTGGCCCTGGTGCTCACTAAGTAGTTGAATGGTTTTTTCAACGCCTAGTACCTTTACAAACTGCCTAATGCCTGCAGGCAGCGCCCGTAAGTCAATATTTAATTTACTCATCAAATAGGCCCTCTACACTGTATTCGCGCTCAATAGCACGCCTATCTTGCAATGCCTCTAAACGATGGCGAGCTCGGCTTAGCGCTATATCCTTTTTACTTGGCTTGCGAGCGGTTAAGTTTTCGGTGAAGCGTTCACGGTTTACTACAATCGTAAATTCGTTAAAGCTGTTGCTGTTTGCCATTGCCTTGCCCTCTTGCTAACCAGCCTTTGAGTATTTCAATCAGCTGTTGCCAGTTGTCGCTGGCGTCTTGTAACGGCACGCCACCAGTGTGCTTTTTACAAAACGTCTCGCATGCTTGTTTGCTGTCTACCTTTACCAATCCCGCTTTGGCCAGTAATCCCCAAAGGCGGTAAATATGGCGCAGTGCTGAGGGCATACGCTTACGTCTTCGTGTTGTTGGGCTCAAGGCTCGGTAGCGCTTCAGTAGCACTTTGCGCTCGTCGGTTGTGAGTTTGGTGCAGGTAGACACGCGAAACTTGCTCACCTCCAATACATTTTGCCGGTGGGCATCATCACTAATGTTTGCGTAGTGCTGTGCGGCTTTAATTTGCTGGACTAAAGTCATGCTACCTCCTCGATTGTAAAGTCTGGTAACAAGCTGAATTTAATGATTTTTACATCCCATGGTTTGTCGTCACTGGTATGTAAACGGGCAATATCTGAATAATGCAAGGTAAATTCGTTGGTAAAACTTACCGATGATTTTACCTTTTCTAATTGCTTACATTCGTATAGCTTTATACCTAGCAGTATGGCAAACGCCGCTTTGATGTTGCCGTTTACGCTGTCGAGAATAATGCCTTGAGGGTCGTGCTTGCAGATTGCCGCCAACATTTGGGTGTTGTTTTTGGTATCGCTAAACGCAAATTTGGCGCTAAAAAAACCTTCGTTTACTTCGATTGAAAATGCCATAGTGTTTGTTCCTGTTGTTTAGCCTTGTTGCAGCAAGGCTGATTACTTTTGTGTTTTGTTTTAGCTCTCTAGCCAAGTGAGTGTACGGTTTACAATGAAACGATATCTTTCAGAGGTCTTTAGTTCGTTTGCAAACTCAGTGGTACAAAGAAGTACCATTCCTACATGAGCGGCATCGGCAATTGCCGCTAGTTGCTCTAAAGTGTTTGAACGACATCTATCAGCGTTGTAGATGGTAAAAACGAATTTTGAGTTGGTGAGTGATTTGATAATTCTATTGCGTTCAAGGTGTTCGCTTTCGTCTGGGGCTAATCCAAGATGCAGCAGCAAAAAGTCCGTCATGTTCGTGCTCGCGACTAGGTCTTTTCCATCAATGACCATTGTATTTTCATTGTTTTTGCAGTGCGCTTCGAAATACGCTTTGTATTGGTTAACGTCCAAATTTGTAGATACCACCGCAAAACGGCCAGTTGCTTTAGCTTGTTCAAAAGCGGAGTCATAAAGTGTTGATATGATAGTCATGTTAAGTCCTTAAATAGTGGGTTTGTTTAACACTGCCGAGCAGATGGAGTTCACCATCAACTTGTCGACTTTTTTGTCAGGGTTTTTGCGGGTATGCGTGAGGATGTGAGGCAGCACGTTTTCAACTAAAAAGCGCGCGTTACCCTCAACGCGTTTATGTAGCCACTTCCAAAACTCCTCACTGTTATCTGCCAGCTTTAATGTGTTTTGGGTTAATGACTCAAATAACGATTTAATGTCTTCAACTGGTAGCTCGCCCACGGGGCGCGGCCAAAAACAAACGCGGCTAGAAATAAGCTCGTAGCGCTCTTCACTTTGTAGTTTGTCTACCAATTGAATATTGCCGATGAGTACTACGCCCACGTAGGCGCGGTCTGATATTGTGCGCAGCGGATCAAGCGCATTGGGTTTACACTTGTCGGCCTCGTCTAAAATAATGAGCCCGCCACGGTCTCGCAGCGTGTCAGAAATCTTCTCGCGTAGCTTTTTGTTCCCACCCGTTTTAGGTATGCCCAGCTGCAAGGCCAAGTTTTCAAGTACTTGCGTGGATGAGGTATCTTCGCAGCCGTATACCAGCAGTACATCGTCGTGCGACTCTTTATAGCGCTCAGCGCCGGTGGTTTTACCAATACCAGCTTGGCCGCTAAACACCGTAATACGGCGGCGCTCTCGGGCCTGCTCGCACGCCATTTTAATTAAATGGGGTACGCTGGTTTCTACGTAAGGCACTTCGCCGTAGCGAATGCGGATAGGCGCAACCTCTGTGGCTGACGCCTCTGGCACCTCAACTTCTGTAGGCTCAATTAAACTCCAAATTTCATGTAAAAATTTACTCGGTGATGCGCCATACTTGCCGTTTAGCAATTGGCTTACTGTGGCTGTGCTTTTACGTAAGCGGCTGGCAAGTGTGCTACTTGTTACGCCTTGGCCTTGTAGTTCTTTGTCGCTCATGCGCTTTTTAATGCGAGCAAGCAATATTTTGTCGTCTTCGCTGTAGGTATTACTAATGGGCGCATCAGGCATAAATTGCTCAGCGTCAAAGTCACCAAAAAAACGGCTCCACAGTGCATCAAGCACCTTTTTTGGGTCTACTGGGCTTTTGCCACTGAGTATTTTGCTCACGTTATCCAATGCCCAACCATTGCAGTACTCAGCAGGTTGCACATTAAACAGCTCAATCTCATTGTTCAGAATGCGGGTTTGCATTTGTTGTAGTGGGCTATAGTGCTCCGTAAAATTCATTACTCGTCCTCCAGTTCAAAAAACTCAGCCATAGAAATGCCTGCCGGCTCCTCTATTTCCACAGCAAAGTCATTAATATTTAGGTCTATGGTTTGCGGTTCTTGGTGTGCTATTTCTGGTGTGGCTGCCGCTAGCGCCTCAACCGAGGCTACGTCTACCACTCGGGTCTCAGCCGCTTGCGCTTCAATTTCGCGTTGATGTTTTGCCAAGCGTTTAAGGCGGTTTTGGGTGCGCTCTTGCAAGCGTTGCTCAATGCGTGACTCAGGAATGGCTGACACTTTGGTTTTAAGCCGCGCCGTCATTAAATACTCACCTGTTGGCTCGTATAGCTTGATGGCCTTGTCGGATTTCATACTAAAACCCGCTACCAATTGTTGGCCGTTAAACTGGTGCAAATAGTCTGCCGCGTATATGCGCTTGTGTAGCTTAATTTGGCCTCGGCGAACGTTGATCTTTGCTTTGGGTAAAAAGTCAAAGTCCACGGTAATAGGCCGCTCTTGTAACAGGTTTTGTTCCCACACTTGGTTACGAGTAAAGTTTGGCTCCTCGGGGTGAGGTGCATTGTTGTAGTGCTCTAAAAACGCCTTAAACTCGGTTATCCATTGCTCAAGCGTGGGCAGCTTACGCTTGCCTTGCTTAATTTCTTTAAGCACTAACTTCTTAAAGTTTTCGTCATGGCTACGGCCGCAGTACGTTTCAAATCGTCTGCCTACGTGTTCTTCCATGTGCCTAAAAAATCGTTCAATCCACTTTGCCCGGGCGTTACCGGGTATGGCAAAAATGGTGTCTATGTCGAGTTGAGCATACACCCCGCAGCACTCGTCATTCATCATGTTTGACTTATAGCCAGAGCCGTTATCCACATACAAAATGGCGGGCACGTGTTGGTATGTTTTAATTGACTCTACTAGTGCGTTAAGTGTGGCCAGTGAGTTTTCAGCCTCGCTTAAGTCCCACGACACAATTTTACGGCTGCGCACATCTTGAAACGCAGTTAGCTCGTATCTAAACGGTTGCCCGCTGTTATGGTGCGCCACGTATACATCTATAGTGTGGCCGTCGCCGTTATACACAAAGCCAGATGGAATGTGCGCTGTGGTGCGTAACTTAAAGTCTTTGTGTTTTTCGCGGTAAAGCTTAGTGCCCATGCGATACGGGCTTTGCGGGCCTAGCTCGTGCGGCATTGAGTTTATAAAGCGACGTACCTGAAAGTCTTGCGCGTCATACCCTTCGTCGCGTAAGTCTTTTGCTACCAACGCAAAAGACGGCGAGTTTGGGCAGTGGTAAAACTCCAGTGCTCGGGCGGCCCATACCGGGGCTTGGCTTACTCGCCCCTTGTGGTTAGGTAATAGCCCCTCAAGGCCATTGCTTTTGTAGTCTTTGCACCAGTTGTAAATGGTGGCTCTACTTGGTAGCTTACCCAAGCTGGTTAATGCCTGGTGCAACGCCGGCGATATAGTGCCATTTGCAAAAGCCGCTTTTAATGTCTCTAAGGCTTTGTCTAGCGCTTTGCTACTGTTCAACAAATGCTTTACCACAGCCGCCCTAGTCTGTGCGGTTTTGCGTGCTGTGTCTGGTGCGCTTTGCCAGTCAGCTTTTGTCATTACGCTAGGTAAGTTTTTAAATTTAGCTACGGCAGGGTGCATTATTTGTCTCCTTTACTTAGGCGGAACGACTCCAGTAAGCGCTCGCGTTCGGTGTCTACGTATTGCCATTCGGCGTCGTCGAATTTGGGTAAGTTATCAATGCCTTGTACGTGCTCACCAAACTCCATATGCAGTTGGCTGAGCATGGTGCCTATTTGGGTGTAGATGCTGGCGTAGGCGTGGTGTACCACTTGCGCTGCGCTAATGCGGTCTGTTAAATCAAGTGATCGCAGCTCGCATAGCTGTCTAACGCCTGCTTGGGCCTGTTGCAGAGCATCGTTTAGTAGCTCGGTGGTGCAAATAGCGTCTTTGCGGATCTCGCTTACAAACACCGGCATATCAAATCGCGTGGTTGGCACTTTGCGCAGGCGCTCGTGCTCTAGCTCGTTGATGGTGTGCGCTAGCGTGTCTTCTAGCTCTGACTTTTTGTCGATAAGCTCTGCGACTTGTTCTCGAATGTTCTTACTTGCTGTTTCTGCTAGTACCTCATAGTCTTCGTCGTCTAGCTCTTTAAGTGTTTCAATAGGTACTTTTGTAAGTTCAGTGAGCTGTTTTTGAGACATATTCAAAACGGACACCGTGTCCGTTTTGCTTTTCGGCAATGTAAGGAGCATTTTTGCTATGGCCATTGAACGCCTCGCGGTTCTTTCATGTACTCCACGATTTGCTAGCTCTATTTTTAATTGGCCATGTGGTACAGCTGCCTTTACCTTTAAAAGAATAAAGCCCATTTCCGCAGCATCCGTAAACTGGCGGTTTGCAAGAAAAGTGATGCGTTCCATACACTCATCAACACTCGAAGGCATTACAATATGTAAAGCACTTGCCCGAAGTTCAACTTGGTGCATAATCTCTTCTGCAGACTCATCGCCTACCATGGCGGCTAGCTCTTTGCTCATTGCAACCCCCAAATTTTAGATAGATCTTGGTCTTTGATAGTCATGTGAATACAGGCCTTAGTTCTTAATTGTGAGTTCTTCTAGGAGTGCTTGTTTTTGGTGTTTAAGCTGTTCGATTTGTACATCGTATTCAGCAGACTGCTGCAGCTTTTGGGCTCTTAGGTCTACGGCTTTGTACATAAGAGGGCCAAGTAGAATATTCGACGGCTCCATGCTTTTAAGTGCCCAGCATAATGCTGGCAGCAGGTGAATAGGCATGTGCATTGTTTGGCTTGGTGCAAACCACTTGTTTAACTTTGTTTCGTCAACTTCTACTTCTAGCACTTTGAGTGCTTGATTCATTCGAGCAGCTAGCCCTGCTCTGGTATATCCACAGCGGCGCATACAGGAATTAACGGTGTGAACAAATTGGTGATACACATCGCAATCAGGTGGAATATCTGAGTCTAAAATATCTGCTAATAGGTCGGTTGCAGTCATGGTAAGAATCTCCCCAAATTAACCTAGATTTAATTGGCACTTAAAGTCATGCTTGGTTTAGGTACTGGCTTACCGGCTTTAATGGCTGTTATGATCTCTAATTTTCTAATACTTCTATCTTTAGGACCTCTTTTTCCTTTTGCTGAGTATGTGTCTCCAAAAACTTCAGCTAGTTCTTTGTTAAGAGATAAGCAGATGGCCCTCGCTACCCTTTCTGACTTGACCAATCCCTTAGCAACGTTTGTCACATGCGGAGCTGAAACGCCTTTAGCCTCTGCTATATCTGCAAGCTTCACATCTAAACGAGCTAGCTCATTCTTAATTGCATCGAATGTCATTTTCTTATCAGTCATGATAAATTTAGCCTTATGTTTAATTTGTTTTGGTAAATATCGTTACCACCAGTTCAAGAAAAAGGTTAGCGGTAATTTAATTTACCGTCAAGCGGTAACGAAACTTATTTTATTTAATTTAAAAGGTGTTGACGGTCACTATGGTTACCGATAGTATTTTAGAGACGGATGTTGAAGAGGTGATTTGTCGGTTACAGCACAAATTTGGTGTAACGAGTAATAGAGCCCTTTCGGAACAACTTGGTCTATCGCAAAGTGGGATTGCAATGGCCAAGAGAAAAAGGTCATTACCGTATGCAGCCATTGTCAGTGCGTGTATTAAAAGGCAAATATCCTTAGACGATGTGTTTGGTATTGAAGCGTCAAAAACAGCTGTTAATAGCTCTACAAAGAAAGATCTGGAATCAACTTGTGGCGATGTTGCTAGTGAAGGAAATAGTCTGAATGTTGAAGATGCTAAAGCAGCAAATACCCTTGTTGAGAAAATTCTTGACGACTTAATGTTTACTAAAAGTTTACCAGCAGACAAAGAGCTCTTTATACGTGCTAAGTTACGACCTGTTTTATTCGATAAAGTTTTCGAGTATCAATTTAACGAGGTTATGGTTAAAACTGTCGCGGAGGGAGCTTTAGTTATGCTGTAAGGAAATCACATGAAAATTTTATCAGGACTAACGCTCATTTTGGCTAGTTGTATTTTTAGTACTCAAGCATTAGAACCACTAGAAGACCGTGCAGTAGTACAACGGATGAATACTGATCTGCTGTTACCAGACGGTAGTACCTTAAACGTTGATGTCTCATTTGATTGCGGAAGTGATTACCATAACACCGCAGTTATGATAATGAGTGATTCAGGTGCGATGTTGCTAGCAGCTGCCTATACACACTTATATGGAGAAAAGTATGGTCAACAGGTAATTGATGCTTGGAATACAAAGAAAAATAAAGATGACCCAAGAAAACCAACTTACCTTTTTGCTATTGCACCACGTGAAAAAGAATTTGCGTGGAGAAATAAGCCAAATCAAAATATTCACAACAACTTAACTTATGATACACTTGGTAAATATATAAGTGATCGTCAACTTGCTAACAAAACGGAGTCCTTTGAGGACGCTCAGTTTATTCCTGTCCTAGCTGCTGGCTGTGGGACGAAAATTCACAACCCTCAAGTTGCGCAATAATTAGGAAAGCGGCTTTGTTACTGAGCCGCATATACACGGAAATAAAAGCTATGCGTGCTTTAAAATATTTGCTTGCGTTCATTTTTCAATGTATCTGCTATAAGTCCATAGCATTGGATCTGCAGCATCTCAATACTGTTGCTCAGGATGAAGCTAGCTTTATGTACCTTTCATCACATGATGGCATATATCGTTACGATGGTGAGCACTCCCTAAATCTTAGTAGTTTCACTGAGTTGCCCAGAGGGATGGTTAAAGATGTACAAATATCAGATAACTCTAAACTATTGGTTGCACTGTACCAAAATGGTGATTTATGGACTCTCGATCTTGAAAGTTTAATAGTAGAAAAAATTGCAAATATTAACGCTTATAAGTTAGCTGTTTTAAAGGATAAAGTTTATGCGATGGAGGAAAATCAACTTACTGAGTTTGACTTAGTAAGCTCCACATCTAAGCCTATATTTGCTAATAAAAGAAAACTTTTAGACATAGACGCTGGTTTCGGAAATCTATACGTCATTACTCATGATGGATTGTTTATGGTTAGTGATATTGGTCCTAGCCTTTTAGATAATGAGAGTATAAATAAAGGTGAAGTTGAAGCTACACCTCATGGGGTTGTCTATACCAAAAATTCACAGTTGTTCTATTACTCTTTATCGCAAGGCGTGACAATCACAAATTCTGATATCGCCAACCCAGAGAACTTAACTTTCCAGTTGCCATACTTCTTGTATTACACGGAAGGTGGACAAGTGAATGAAATAAAATTGTCTACCCTAGAAGTTAGCAGGAAGAATATTGCAAATAACACCCACTCATACATTAATCTTTATTCAGATAAGAACGATGTATTATGGGGCCTCACTATGAACAAGCTCCTCAGAGTTGATGGTCAAAATAAAATATTGGATGTCAATCTAGACTCACAGTATAACTCTATTGAATATGTTAACGGTGATATTTGGTTAGGTACTAGTAAAGGTGTCTATAAGTACACTCATTTAGGGCTTGAAAAGCTATCTTGGCTCAATGAACTTTTGCCAAAACAGAGATACGATATCACCGCCATCAAAGTCTTTTCTGGTTATGTTGTTATCGGAACTAGCGCTGGTGCATACCAAATTAACATCTCTAGTAAAACAGTTAGGCAGTTGACCTCAAGTTATATCATCAATGTGGCATTGGTTGATGATCAGGTGGTGCTAGCAACTAATGAAGAGGGGGTTATTCGATATGACAGCAACTATCAAGTGCTAGGAAGCAGCAGCTTAAACAGTGTCCTCCCCTCTTTAGAAGTGCTTAACATTGATAAGTTTAACGGTACAACTTATGTTAGCACTTCAAAGGGCTTAATGGCATTTGACGAAACGCAAAATGGAAAACTAGTTTTCAATGAAAATGTGCTCGTAACAGATGTCGAGAAATTAAACGATGCAATCTATCTGGCTACGTATGGAAAAGGACTTTTTAAAAGAGTTGAAGGTGTATGGAAAAGCATACCGTCACCTAAGTTCATTATCGAGCTGAACGTATTACAAAATAAAATGTATTTGCAAACTAACAATGGCATACATAGTTTAGATACAGACTTAGGTTTTACGGTTGCGGTTCAGGGAACGCTAGATCATTCTTTTAGTACAAATAGCATACGGCATATTGGCAACAAAATTTTTGCAGTTAGTGATCGTGGGCTTTTGACTATTTTCAATGATGATGGAGTCGAGCCTACACCAGCGACTATCGTTTTTACTCAATCTAACGCTGGTACAAGCCCTAGTTCTTATATCGGTTCACTTGAGGGTAACTGGCTCAATATTGCTGTATCTGCGTTTGACTATTATTCAGAACGAAAAGGCGACTATCAATACCGATTAGACAATGGAAAATGGATTACCCTAAACTCCCCAATGCTCCAACTTAACGGCCTTAAAGAAACGTATCATAAAGTCGACTTTCGTTATGTTAAAGGTAATAAAGTAAGTACTGTAACAAGCTATGAGTTTAGGGTACCTATAGCTTGGTATGCCACAAATGCTGCGCTATTTACAGCAATTGGCTTACTAATCCTATTTGTAGGATTGGGTGTAAGCATACTGTACTTTTGGGTTCAGAGCTTCCACAAAGTTTATAGGAAAAACCAAACTCAATTCCAACAGTCTCGTGTAACTCAAGCTGTTGTGAACCTAAATGCAGCCAAATCGCTTTGTGGTGGTAATGACACTATGCTTTCTGAAGGTCTAGTTAAAATTCAAGATACACTAGATTCGTTGGAGCCGATTGCACATAGTGGTGCCAGTCTTGGAGATAATACGTTAGCTGCAGGCTTAAATCTTTTACAAATCCAAGCGTCTATGCAAGCTGCTATGGATATCAAATTTAAATTTGCACTGGGTGATACCCGACTCGAATCTCAGTTAGAACGGGACATATATTCAATTCTCTATCATTCTATTAAGAATGCTATTGAACATTCAGATGCAACTGCAGTGCGAGCCAACCTGCTGTTACAGCGAGAGGGAATAGAAGTGAGCATTGAAGATAACGGTACAGGAATACCATTTAAAGCTAGGCTGCACTTTGGGGCTGGCTTCTACACAATGAGACAAATAGCAAAAGCGTACAAAACTAAGCTGAAGATTAAAACAGGCCGCAATGGTACCTGCATCTTAATGAATTTCCCACTCATTGAGGCTAAGAGCAAAAAGCCTGTTAATCAGCAAGTAGCTAGCTTTTAATGGGTGTAAGAGCCAGCTACTTACACCTAACTTGCTACCCCAATTTTTGTTTAGCTTCAGCGACCCGCTTCTGCCAATCCCCTGCCCATCCTTGTTCGTCGGCTTGTTGACATAACTCGATCACCTTTTGCCATTCCTGCTGCTTTTTATAAATGATCGCTAATTGATAATAACCGCGATGCGCAGGTATATAAAACGGCGTTTCCCTTGGTGGCATCCCCCACTCGTCTAACCGTTTTAACATGGCTTTATGTTCGCCTTGCATCGAGAGTATGGCCTTGGCCGAGTTGTCTATTTGCTTTTGGCAATAGAAAATAGCCCTTTGCAGGTTGTTACCTTGCTTGCGGTGTTTGTAGTAAAACTTAACCGCGCGACCGTACAAAAAGTGTAGGTCGGTAGAGCTGGTGTATGGGGTTACTGAGTCTTCAGCTTTGTTTAGGATCTTTTGGCAGAGCTCAAAGTCACCTTCTTTGCTTAGGAACCAACCCGCTAAGGTTTGCAAGAACCTAACTTTGGTGGTTGATGTGCTGTGGACTTTGCCTTCGTCAATCTTGTTGCTACCACCCAGTGGGTCGTAATGGTCGTGTATGCGCTTTCGCTCGTATGGCTCTATCTCATTGAGCCACCATCGCTCTAGGCCAAAAAACTTAATCAATCCCTGTGGTGCCGCTTCCTGTTTTGGCTCTACAAACTTGAATACGCTTTCCATGATTTATCTCCTTTATATCTAGCGTTTTATCATTATAGTTTGTCTGGCGTAATTACAACTCAAATAGCAAGCTTAAATTTTGCGGCTCTAGGTCTTTTAACGGACATTGGCATATCTAGTTTTAAAAAATAGTCATTGTTTTATTTGTTTTGTATTGACAAAACAATTTAAGAAGGCTATATTTTAACCATACCAAGACGGTACACCGACCTAGCGGAACTAGGAGTAAGAGGAAATTCAAATGGAAATTATCATCAAAGAAACATCGGCAATCGAAACTCTGTCAATCATCGATCCAGCAACAGGTTGTTGCTACATTCAAGACTTTATCGGTAACGAGGACGGCCTTGGCTCAGAGTCGCATCAATTTCACTACGATGACGAAAGTGGAAAATACGTTTGCTCTCAAGAAACGTTTGATTGGTGGTCAAAGGTAGTGAATGACAATCAAGCGCTTAATTACCGCATTGCTGAGCTGTGTGAAATTCACGATGCGGTGGATGTCTATGAGGTTGTAAATTCTAACCCTTCAAACGACCTTGAAGATTTAGCCTATCACGTTAACGCTTGTTTAGATCAAGCGTTCGGTGAAGAACAATAAGCTTTTAATAGCCCAGCTTTGCTGGGCATCTCTGGAGTATTAAACAGTGCAACAAAAAACAATGATTTCAATACCCGAAACGGTTTCATTTTCTGAATTGAAATTGAGTCGTTCGTCTAACGGAGTAGTTTTTGATTGGCAGCCTATCATCGCCATTTGCGAGGCGTCTGGTGTTGATCCAGATATGTTTCGCCAATCGCAAGAAGACAACGTAAGCGCACTTATTATTCAGTGGTATGCTGCTCATAAATCAGCTGGCGGTGAACCAGATGATGTTGCTGAAGAATTGATAGCTGAAGTTATGCAAGAAGATCAGCTCGGAGGCGGGTTTAGTCATCTACCTGGCAAAGCATGACGGCTAAACATGGTAATACCGGTAATAAAAACGCGATGAAAGCGCCTAGTGAGAAGGCTGATAGTACCATTCAAATTCGCTGCAAGATTGAAGACAAGACGCTTATCGTTCGCAATTTGAAGCATGGAGAAAGCCTTGCCTCGTTTATAATTGGGCTATGTGTTGCAGAAGCCCAACGTCGTCAAGATGAAGCTGACAAACGTGATACGAGTAAAGACTGATTATACTGCGCGTTTACGTTATTTTGATTGCCAGGGTATGTGGTTGTTAGCTCACCCTATTACACTGATGGCATACTCCACACATCATCTGCTATTTCTTTAAACCCCAAAGCCTCGCAAAAGGCTTTGGAGTTTTTATTTACAGACTCCAGCGCAATATGCTCTATGCCGTATTGAGTGCTGTGCGCTTTTAAGAACTTGAGCAAATCTGTACCGTGACCTTTGCGTGATTGGTAAAAGCCAATTCGAGCAAGTACCAGAGTGTTAGGTAAGTAAGGTTTGTAATCTGGCTTATATCTTATGTATAGATCTACTTTTTTGTTCCAAGCATGGATTCTATTGTCGAGTACACAGACTTCACTTACTCTACGTTTGTAGTTAAAACGGGCTTTTAGGTAGCTGTTTAGCTGCTCGTTAAACTCGTGGATTTCTTTTTTCATGGTGTTCTACTCAATTAATATTAAAAATAATGACAAAACTAATCCAATAGACTTGCTATTGAATCTAAATACAATTCTATTTTGTTCGAAAAGCAATCAATAAAAGGATAGTTAAATGAGTAGATATAATAGTAGTTCTGATACAGCAGGTGCCTTTACCTTTATTATTTTGGCGATAGGTGGCTTTCTCACTTGGGAGTTTTCACAGCTGGCCAATTTGCCTTGGGATGTTGGTGCAAAAGTTTTTGGCTTTTGTTTGTTAAGTCTTGTGCTGGCTGGTGCTGCGCGTTATTTATTTGGGCAATCAAACAGCGCCATTGCTATATGGCCACTATTTCTCCTTGGCGTTTATTGGTCTTTTTTCCCAGCATTTAATTACTGGGGAGGACTGACCGAGGACTCTGTTTTAAGATATGTTGCTGAGGAACCGTGGTACACATTATGGTATGTAAAAGCACTAATCTCAGTTGCTATTGTAGTTGGCGGTTATTGGCTAGATAGTAAATTGAACGAGTGGTTTTAGTTTAGTTGGGAGGTTTGCGTTTAATCGCCCCTCGCTCAGGGGGTATTTTTTCTTACAAAGTAAGTTTTGTAGACAGCCTTACCCTTTTTTTAAAAATAACGCCTCAAATGCGCTCTAACGGGCGCTAACTAATTTGCAGTAGACTGATTCGTCTCAAAGTGGTTTAAACAAATTTAAACGCCGTTTAAACGTGTTTTAAACATGGTTGCGGTTGAATGTGTTGGGTTGGTTTGTGAGTGGATGGTAAAAAGCGCGGTAAGAGTTACCGCGCTTTGTTATCCTCTTGGCTATCATCTTTTTTCGGTGGCGGTGGATTGTTAATGAAAAATTCGTACATATTGGTTACGCGGTAGATACCTAATATAGCTTCTAGGGTTGCTGTTATAGAGTAACTGAATATCAAATATGAAAAGAACCACCAAACCCAAACTGGCCAGATGCTAAGGGGTATAAAGGTGTTTATAAAGTAAAAGGTATAAGCTTTATTTACTAGGGCTACGACGATGGCCATTACTTGTAGCACTAAAAAGTGAACAAAAGTGGTATTGATGTCACAGAATGGTGTTGTAAAGTTTGGGTTGGTTTCCTCTGCCAAGAACTTTCTAAATTTGTCATCACCTATGGCCATCCACAGAGCGAACCCACCTAGTGAAAAGCCCAATAAATTTGGGACAAAAGCTATTACATCATCCCACCAGTATGGACGTGACCATATTGGCCACAGAATAATGTTAATAATTATTGCAGCCCTAAAGTAAGGGGAGGCGAGCAGCTTCTCGCATCCACCGTAGGCTTTCCAGTAACGTATTATTATATTGGATTCATTCATCGCCTGAGGTTTCTTAAATAGTCAATCGCTTGATACGCGAGTTCTTTAAATGAGTTGTAGTGGTCTATTATATTATCATTAAACGAATCACTCATAGAAAAAGGGCGATCTGTTGTCGTTATGACTGTTCTTCTTTGCCCCTCATCACGCCCTTTAACAGTGAGAGTACCATTTCTCGCGGCTATTCTAGACAACTCCTCGAGCTCGTCATCCATTTCAATTTGCTGCCCGTTTATTGCTTTGTATTCTTCTTTCACTGAATTTACGTTCAACTTGTTGTAACGAGCGAGTAACTTACGTTCAGCATCTTCTATAGAATTAGGTCGAGTAATTGTTAGCTCGATCGCTCTCTTAAACTTTAAGTTTATAGCAGCCTCAACAGCCTCGTGTTGTGGTAGGTGCGTTACGTTAACTTCATTGAATGTATCTAAAAGCTCTTGCTGATTAAGTAGACCTTTAAAGAAGTCTGTTGCACTAGTTGACCCTAAGCTTTTTTGATCTTGATATTTTGAATACACTAAAATATGGTCTTGTGGGAAAAATATGAAACTAAAGCGCACTCCTAACGGTTTAAGGTAGTTGATTTTTTCAGCTTTTTCTCGTTCTTCTTCATCTGCAAATTGACCAGTTCTAGAATCAAACCAATCGGAACCTGGAGGTATGTCTGTGTATTTAATTATATCTCCATAAAGTGGTGCTATCTTTTCGCCTGCCGGAACTTTCTTCATTTTATGCAATTCAGAAAGAGAAGCATATGTAGTTCCCTTAACGTGTATAGGTCTATCAAGCGCCTTTGCAGCTTTAAATAGTTCAACATATTTTTCTGGATTATGTGGGTGCATAGTAATATTGATTGCACCAACTTCTACTTTTTTGATCATGAATTCCCTGTAAATATTAAGTTAAATGTTGCTAAACTATGCTCTACAAGGCCTAAAGTCAATAAGTGTTGCTTATATAGATAGTACATAGTCATCATGATTTACCAGATATGCTCAACGGCCTCGTCTGCCGTCATGTCTGGGCTTAATGTGTCGAAAATGCTGTCTATTGAGTTTTGATTTATTGCATTAAATATTCTGTCTCGTTCATCCCAGCAGCGGTCTATGTCAGCTTCCAGTTCTATACCAAAATCCATTTCTACATCGTCACTAAAGCGAGTAATGATTGACACCTTAGGTACGGTGCCGTCGTTGGTGTCGTGCGTTGATTTTTTAACGAGCACTTGAAAGCCATTAGACTCAAAAAGTTTTGCAAATTGGTTCATTGGGACCTCTTAAAAAGTTGTTGATCGTTTTTTACAGCCTGTTTAGTCTAAATAACTGGTGCAGTTGCACACTATGTAAACCAGTTTCCCTACTCCCTCCCCGCTATTCCATCGCTAACCTAGCTCCAAGATTTAAACGTGAGCAAAGGCAATGGCGCAAAAAAGACCCAACACAAAACTCAATTGGTTTGAAATTTTTAGAGCCGGTGAACATACCGACTCAAACGGCAAAACGGCGGAGTTTAGCCAAACAGACCTACAAAGCGTGGTAAGCAACTTTAAAAAGCGCAGCTCGCCTTTGGTGGTTGGCCACCCTAAAACAGACGACCCGGCGTGGGGTTGGGCAGAGGAGCTAAAAATAGAGGGCGACACGCTTTACGCTAAAGCGGAGGAAGTGGATGCGGACTTTGCTGAAGCGGTTGAAAAGGCCCGCTACCCTAACCGCTCTGTGCGCCTACGTAAAACCGACAATGGTTACGAGCTCGGCCATATTGGATTTTTAGGCGGTAAGCCCCCTGCGATTGACGGCATGCAGTGGCTGTTTAGCAAAGATGAAGACGGTGAAGCCGTTGTGCTTGAGTTTGCTGCCAGTGACCGAATTGAACAAGTCGCCCTCGATGGCGCGCAAGGCTTAGTGCGCCTTGTTACCAACCTTAAAACCTTTATTACAGACCGATTTGGTGCCGAAGAAGCCAGCAAAGTTTTTGCCGACTGGGAAGCTGAGCATATTCAGCAGCAAGTGACGTTGGCAGAGCATGAGCGCCATCAAGAAAGCATAGCTAACCCGCAAAGCGAGTTTGCAGCCCCGCAACAAGAGGAAACCGAAGTGAGTGACAAAAAACCAACCGAAAAAGAACAGGCATTGCAGGCCAAACTGGACGCGGCGAATAAACAAAACGCTGAGCTCCAGTTTAATCAGCGCAAGTCAGCGGCACAAAAGTTTATTGATAACACGCTCAATGGTGGTAAAGCGCCGCGCATAACCAACACCGAAGGCTTAGCGGAGTTTATGGCACACCTGGAGCAAGATGCTGAGCAAACATTTGAGTTTGCGGCGGCTGATGGTGACAAAACCAGTAAGCCGGTTGATTGGTTTAAGGGCTTTTTGCAAGCGTTGCCAGAGCAAAAAGGCTTAACCAAGGACTTTAGCAAGGACGACAAAGAAGAACCGGGCGACCTTACTGCTGAGCAACTGGCCACCAAGGCGGTTGAGTTTCAAAAGTCGGAAGCCGACAAGGGCCGCACAATCTCTATTAGCGCGGCAATGGATCATATTAAATCGGAGGCAAGCTAATGGCCATTCCTGGATTAATTCGTAATTTTGCGGCCACAGGCGAAATAAAACCTAACCGAATTGTGGCGGTATCTGTAGGTGACTTTATGGCAGCCGCTGCTGCAGGTGTTGGCGATAATGCGCTGGGCGTAACAGAGCAAGGCACAGACAACCACTTACGTGTGGATGTGGTGATGGACCAAATTGCGCCCGTTGAGCTAGGGGGCGATTTTGCCGGTGGCGAGTGGGCGGTAAGCGACGCTGATGGCCGAGCCATTCCATTTGATAAAGCAACGTTTGCTGAAGACGACACCATTAACGTGGTGGGTAAAGTGCTCGAAGCAGGTGACGCCGGCACTATCGCTGACATTCACGTTACCCCATTTTTAATTGTTAAGTAAGGACTGAGTTATGAGTAATGGCATGCCATTTACCCCAGACACCCATCAAACGGCGATTGCAATTGCGTACCATAACCGTGCGTTGATCGCCAACACCCTGATGCCATATTCGTCTGTAAATCGCCGCGAATATAAATGGGGCGAGTACGAGAAGGCCGCAAAGTTTACGCTACCAGATACTAAAATTGGCCGTAAGTCTGGCCCTAACCAGGTTGAGTTTACGTTTAATGACCAAACAGGCTCAGTGACTGATCACGGGTTAGCGGATGTTGTTCCCAACGATGATGTAGACAACGCACCAGAAGGCTATAGCCCACTAAGCGTGGCTACCGAGAATTTAACCGATTTAATCTTATTAGGCCGTGAAGTACGCGTAGCAGAAAAGTTTGCAGATCCAACTAACTTTGGTAAGCACCATAAACTCAGTGCCGCTGGTTTTAAACATATTGATGACCCTGATTTAGATATTTTGCCATGGTTGCTTGAGCTATTAGACGAACCACTCATGCGCCCTAATGCCATGACCATGTCTTTTAAAGTGGCCACCAAGCTTAGAACCAACAAACGGATGATTAAAGCGTACAACGGTTCGTTAGGCGATGAAGGCTTAGTGCCTTGGCAGTTTATTAAAGACCAATTAGAGATTGAGCATATCAATATTGGTCAAGCCCGTATTAATACCGCTAAAAAAGGTAAGTCGCCAGTATTTGAACGAGCCTGGCGTGACAACCTCGCCTTTACATATCACGACCCATTAGCTGGCTTTGAAAACAAGCGTATGACTTTTGCGTTGACCGCTCGATACAAAAGCCGAGTGTCGGGTAATCGTAGTGTGTCTGCTGGGTTACATGGTGGTACTGAGGTAATGGTAGGTGAGTCAGTCGAAGAGCAAATTATTGCTAAAGATTGTGGCATGCTACTAACCGATGTGCTAACACCAGCACCTTAATTTCCAAACTCCTTAATGTAGAACCAAAGGCGGGCAACCGCCTTTTATGAGGTCACTATGTTTGTATCTGCCACCCATATTATTAGTTTACTTGGTATGTCTACCCTGCTGCAGTGTGCAACAGGCCGGTTAGAACCAAACTACGATAACCCCATGACTGCTGAAGACATTAACGCGGCATTATTGGGTGAGCCCGTAGGCGAGAATCAAATACAAATTGCCAGTTGGTTTAATGGGGCCGCCGCCAATGTAAATGCGGTGATAATGGGTTATGTAGCTAAATATGATTTGTCAGAGCGCGAAGTCGCAGATTCTTTACTTCCGGGTATTGCATCAGAGCTAATGTGGTATGAGCTAAGCAATAATCCGGGAGATGTACAACTGGCCCGTAAAAAGGCTGCACTGCAGATGCTGGATAAAATCAATGCTGGCACCATTCAAATTAAAAAACCGATACCAAAAAGCCACGGCACAATGCGCACCGCAAAGCCTACCTCAAACTTTGATTGGAGCCGGTTCTAATGGCTGGGGTGTTTGTTGAGGTCTCTGGTGATGCGCTCGACATTCTGCAGTTGCTGCGCCACAAGAGCGGCGACCCAACTGACATCCTAGACGACATCGGTGCATTTTTAGATCAGGACGTAACCACACGATTTTTAAACGAGCTTGCGCCAGACGGTACCAGATGGGAGCAGTCTGAAGCGGCAAGAACTGGTAAAGGCCGAGACCCAGCATTGCCTGGTTTAACACTCACAGACAAAAGCGGTTTGGTGGGCTCGGTAACGCACAAGCCTGAGGGTGATGAGCTGATACATGGCTTGGGGGAAGAATACGCCGCCATTCACCACTTTGGTGGTAAGGCTGGCCGTAACCACAGTGTTACCCTGCCCGCTCGCCCCATTATTGGTATAGAGCAAACACAAGCCAGCACCATTGTTGAAATGGTGACCGGGTGGCTAGTTTAAACGAGGTTTAAATGCAGTTTAATTTTGATTTAAACAATGTAGAGCGGATTTTACGGCAGCTTAATTTACGCGTAGGAGCCGCTGCCGATTTTAACGAGGTGCGCAATAACCCCATTCAAACCGCCTCTGTATTTGTGCTGCCGTTAGACGATGACTATGCGCCAGAAGACGCGGTAACAGGCCAGCAGATTTATAACATAACAGAGCTGTTTGCCGTGATGATTGTAATACCGTGCCATGGTGGCAACCAATACGCTAATAACCAAATTGCAGAGCTGCGCAACAAAATAAAAGCTGCGCTTGCTGGCGTTAAATTTGGCGACTGGCAACCCATAGCACCCCACAGAGGCCGAATTGTGGAGTTTAACAGTACGACTAATACCTTAATTTACCAGTGCCAGTTTAAAGTGACTGGCTATGTAACCGTAAACGCGAGGCCCATGCCATGACAAAACCTAAACCAACCGAAACCAAGCCGTCAGAATCAACACAAAAAGTAACACGAGATGTGGCAAACAATGCCCTTGCTCTACTGGCTGAAAAACGCCGTACGCAGGATGTAAGCGGTTCATACAAAGTTGAGGGCAACACTCTCCTGCCAGGAGGTGAAGCATGAGCAGCTGGCGATTTAAAGACAAGTTACTTTTAGTAGATGCCCTTGGCACAACGCTAACAGGCCAACATGCGGTGTATGCAAGCGAAGTGGAGTTTGCCATTGAGTCTGAAACCGAGGCAGATGAGCTTGAAACCGCACACAGTGGTGCAAGCTTGGATGTGATTTTTGGTAAGCACGTAACGCTGAATTTTAAAACGCCACTCTCAATGTGTGGCACACCCGGGCAAGCCCCTGCCATCGCACCACTGTTACTGGCTTGCGGGTTTGTGCAAGTGGCCGATGCGACCAGTGTGACGTATGCATTAGGCAATGCGAGCAAAGCTAAAGCTTTAGTGCGCTTTGGGCAAAACACCCATGAAATCAGTGAAATGCTAGGCAATGTGTCGCTCAATTTAGAAAAAGGCATACCTAAGCTTAACTGGCAGTTTAAAGGCTTGTTTAGCCCTCCTGTGCAATCGGCCGCAGCCCCAGCTGTTGACTGGAACCGCTGGCAACGGCCAGAGGTGCTGGGCGTTGAATGTGCATCGGCTTTTATCCTTAATGAGGTGTCGCACGTGCTGCATAAGCTCACGGTGGATGTTGGTAATAATGTGATCTTCGACCGTGCTATTAACCATGAGGCCATTATGCTCACCGGGCATGAGTCTAAAGCCCAAATGACGGTAAGCGCTGATAGTTTGGGGAATTTCAACCCATTTAACGACATTGGTAAGGTGCAGCACTTTGAGTTTAGCCACGGTACCACAGCCGGTAAAAAGTTTACGCTCATTGGCCGCTACCAACTCCCTACACCTAAATACACCAATTTAGACAGTGAGTTAACGGGCTATGAGCTCGATGGCAAACTGGTGCCAAGTGGCGCTGGTTACGATGAACTAACGTTAGTATTTGAGTGATCCAAATGAAATTAAAGAAATTAGAGCAACTAAAAAACGCAACCATCCTAGCCCCCATCAACTTTGAGTTTGGCGGTGTGGATTTTAAGTTTGACGCCAAGATTAAATTGATACCAGAAGCTGAGATGACCAAATTGGTCGATGGCAGCAAAAAAGATGACGCCATTGTGCGCGAGTTACTGATTGGGTGGGACAACTTTGTGGATGACGGTACCCAAGTCACCTTTAGCGGCGAGGTACTTGATGAGCTGTTAGGTTACGGCGCTATCGCCGGGCGGCTCTCGATTGAATGCGTAAACGCACAATATCGCGTACAGGAAAAAAACTAGTCGACGTTGCTAGGTGGTATGTGGGTGACCTAGCAACCAGTAACCCAATTTTAGATGACGACGAAGCGCACTTTGGTGCGCCAAGTAAAACCAAGCCACAGGCCGACTCGCTGTATGTACTCCCTGAGAACTGGGCGGCGGTATTGGCGCTGAGCACTGCCGGCACCCAGTGGCAGTTGTGTAAGCAAGGCATGGAGCTCGCCCTAGACTATGCCCGGGCAGAAGTGGCTTGGCGCTACGCAGACATAACACTCACACCAACGGATTTTAGCAAGCTGCAACAATTAGAGCGGTTGATAGTAGGATTAATAAGGCGGCCCGATGAAAAACCAACTGAACCTGGCGTTACGCTTAAAGTATGATGGTCGAGCGGTTACATCAGGGACCGCCAGAAACCTACGAGATTTAAACCAATTACCTCAAGCTCTAAATCGGCAGGTAGCGGCTAACCAACGCTTAGGCGCAAGCCAAGGACAATTGATGCGCCAGCAGTCTGCCATGGGCAGTCAGTTGGGCCTGTTAAGCTCTGGCTATGACCAGTTAGCGGGCAGTATTGCCTCTATTGTGAGCCTAGGAACGGCTGCTATGTTTGTGCGAGATACAGGCAATGCACAGCTTTTAGACACGCGGTTACAAGGACTTACTGGCTCTGCTCAAGAGTACAATGCCGTTCAAAACTATTTGTTTGCGACTGCAGATAGACTCAATACCAAGTACACCACCCTCACGACCTCTTACGCAAAGCTTTTAAACTTACAAGAGTCTGGTCTGCTCACGCAAAATGAAGGTATAAAAATACTCGAAGGCTATGCAAATGCCGCTGCTAAAACAGGTTCAAGCGCAGTGCAACTAGAGCAAAGTCTATTTGGTTTAGAGCAAGGTATGGGTAACGGTGTTATTCGTGCTGAAGAGTTTAACCAAATAACAGATCCAATGCCTGGTCTACTACAAAAAATTGAAAAAGCAGCAGGACTGGCCGGTGGTGGCTTGCGCAAAATGGTGAACGATGGCCAAGTCACCAGCCAAATGTTTAAGCAGTATCTAATTAAAGCGTTTGATGACTATGCCGGTGCAGCTGAGGCGACTGAGGGTAAAATCAATGCCTCGTTTGCTGAAATGGGGAACGAGTACCAACGCCTCATACGCCACTACGAGCAACCCGTAAACTTTGCAGTAACTACAGTGGTGAGTAGCATTACCGAGGCAATGCAAGCGCTACGAGAGAACCAAGAGATTGTAGACGGGCTAACCACATCGGCCACCCTACTTGCGGTTGTGATTGGGAGCCGCTTAGCTGGTAACGCGTATCGTTCAGCGGCCGCATTTACAACTAACGCAGTTTCAACGCACAAAGCGCTCCAGGCACAAGTACAACTTGCAGCACAGACCAAACGCAACGCTGCTATTGAGCTACAACATTCTGTACAACAGCAGCAAGCCGCCCAGCGCCAACTAGCCATGGCACGCAATACCGTGATGCGAACCAATGCAATCCATAACTTAGCGCTAGCCAATCAACGTGCAGCCGCTGCACAAGCAGTACATACAGCAGCCACCACCGCGTATACAGCCGCAGCAACCCGAGCGAGTTTTGCAACTCGGGCGCTAACTGGCGCAATGGGGTTATTGGGTGGCCCTGTTGGCCTTGCTGTTACAGCTGGTTTAGCAATAGCTTACTTTGCTAACCAAAGTGACGAGGCCAGTACCAGTAGTAAAAAGCTAAAAGTGCATTTATATGAGCTTGGTGATGCGTTTGACTCGGTAGGCAATGCGTCCAGTGTTGCCCAAATCAAGCGCGCACAAAAAGAGGCAGCAAACTATACCAAGAACATTGAGGAAGCGTACACCAAGCTAGCAACTCTTAAAAAACGTCAATCTCAATCTGGTAGTGACCGTAGTAAGTTTGTCTATGCTCAACAAATAACACAGGTCGAGCGTTATATCACTGCGCAATCTAAGCTTCGCGCTGAAAAACTAAAACTAGCTAGTGAGGCGGCAAACCTGAATAGCAACCTCAATAGCATTGACTGGAAAATGCTGGAGGAAAATGCCACCTCAACAAGTTCCGCGTTACCTGAAAACATTCAGCGCTTGCAGCTGAGTTTGCTGGATGAAGAAGCGCGCTTAAAGGCAAGCCATGAAAAGCGCCGGCAAATGGTAATTGCTGCACGTGAAAGTGATGCTGCCAATAAAGCAAAATACGATGCGATTTTAACGCAATTAGACGTAAAGCACACTGCAGACGTCAAAGCCCTGGCACAAAAGCGTGAGAATGACAAAACCCGTATACAAAACCAAGCAGAAGAAAAACGCCGTAATGATTTACGCGCAGCGCTTGAAAACCGTATAGCACAAATTAAGGGCCACGCTAACCGTGAAGCGCTTGCAGCCTATGAAAATGAGCTGGCGGTTGAGCAAGCTAGGCAACAGGCTCGCATCGATGCAGCACGCAGAAAATCCATTGGTTTAGCGGCCAATGACGAGTCAGGCGAAATTAAATATAACGCCGACAATCAAATCCGCGACATCGAGCGCCAACAAGAACTGTTAGCAGCTGAGGGATTCCACTCAGAAGTTGAGAAGCGCGAATGGGATCATCAAGAGCGCTTGATGCAGTTGAAGACCAAAAACACTGGGGCTCTTCAGCAGCACCTAGTGCAATTTGCCAACTGGGAGAAGAAAAACGCCGCTGAAAAGTCTGACGCAGTTCAGGGGTTAGGCGCTGCTGGATTAAAAGCACTTGGCCAACAAAGCAAAACCGCCTTTAAAATGTATAAGGCTTTTGCCATTAGCCAGGCATTAATTAAAACCTATGAATCAGCAACCAGTGCATATGCGTCTCTTGCTCCTATTCCAATTGTGGGCCCTGCCCTTGGTGCGGCTGCAGCAGCTGCCGCCGTGGCGATGGGATTACAACAAGTTCGCCAAATTAAGTCGCAACAGCCGGCTGCGGGTATTGCCCATGGTGGTTTAGATTACGTACCAAACGAAAGCACTTACCTATTACAACGCGGTGAGCGGGTATTATCGCCTAAGCAAAACATTGAGGTGAGCGCCATGGCACGCCACTACAATGCGGGAAACAGAGCACAATCAGGTGGTGGCAACGTAAGCTTTAACATTACCAACCACGTGATCGTCCAGGGCGCAACAGATGAAGCCAGTGCACAAAGAACCGGAAATGATGTAGCAAATCAAATTAGAGGGTTGATCCTGCAAGACATTCAAGAAAATGGTGTTATTATTCAAAGCATTCGACGTGTGGCTTAGGAAGAAAGGAAAAACATGTATACCGCAGGACTAACACTTTTTATTATTTTCGCAATTGGTGCATCAATATGGACTAAAAGAAAATATCCTAATGCGAAATCAAGCATCTCTAATATCGTCTTCTTGGGTCTGCTACTTTCGTTTTCCTCACTTACCCTGTTTGTATATGAAATAAAATTCGGTATTGATTTAAATAATACTCGTGATTTCGAGCAATGGGAAAGCGTAGCTGTCTATCTTAACAATATGCTACAACCTATCTTACTTAGTGCAAGCATATTTCTTCTCTACAAAACTTGGCAAACAAGTGAAACTGAATTGAGGGAGACTAGGAAAGTACTGAACTCACAAACCGAATTACTGTTGTTCGACAAATTAACTGAGAACTTAAAGTACTTTACTGAGCCACTACTCAAAAAGTTGAATTCAAGAATTGATATTGATAATGGATACTTAAAGCAATATGTTGATGAATTGGTAGAGCTAGGAAAATTTGAAAGTTCTTCTTGTTTTTGGCCCACCGACTCCTACCATGAATCTGAGCTCATACATACTATGGGTGGTGAAGACAAAGTCAACTTGCTCAATGGTGTTGTAGAACCGCCAACATTTGGGTACGAGATCGCTACTATCTCGCTTTCGTCTGTGTTGCCAAACAGTACCCAAGAACAATATAGTGAAGTGCTCGGTGCACTAAGACTAAGTGGAAATCGCATTGCTATGTATAGCTTACTATCTAATAATGAAATAGTTGCACCAATTGACAAAGTAATCCTGTCCTTAATTAGGTATATCTCAACTATTCAAACTAAAGAACTCCAATTGATAATTTTAAAAAAACTTAAAGAGGTTACTAGTTCGACCTCATCCTTTGAACTCCTTTTAAGCTTTTATAAAACGCGCTTATTGACTTCTAGAGAGGTTAATGCTTCCGATGAATTGAAAAATACAGTGTGTTATTTGTATGATTCAGGTGTGTTTGAAATTCGATGTATTAATGACGAATTATTAGAAACTATCAACCTTAAATTGGATCCCATGTAAACCACTTTCCACCCTCCCCTTGGCTCCATTAGTTTTTACACTCGCTCTAACGATTAGAACACGAGCGATGAGAAATAATGGAGCATCTGCCGCTACCTAAGCCCCCAAAATCTTGCGTTTTTAGACTGGTACCTAATAGCCAGCTACACATCAATAAAGCCAATAATGCCTCAGAGGTGTTTGATAACGAGGGGGCATATTGGGAGTTTGATATAGAACTTACCAATGTGCCTGAAGCCGATGCCCTTGAGCTCGATGGCTTTTTAGCCGGTTTACGTGGCAGTGTTGGACGGTTCTTGATGCACGACTACCGCCGTGAGCAGGAGCATTTAGATACCATCGCGTTTGTTAGTGGGGGTTATCAAGACGGTGCATCGCTTGCTGTTACCAATTTACCACCCGGGCGAATTTATGCGCGAGCTGGAGAAAAAATTCAAATAGGCTCTGGTGCAGCCGCTGAGCTAAAAATACTGACCGAAAATGTACTCCCTGCTGCGACTGGCGCGACTACGTTACGATTTGAGTCGCCAATGCGCCGCATACCTGCTCATAACTCCCCCGTTTATTTTGTTCGCCCTGCTGGCGTATTTAGGTTGATTGATAACAAGCAAGGCTTGGCCGATGCCCAGTATAAAAATGGCGTGGTAACCAGCTGGCGTATTCGTGGGCGGGAGGCGTTTTAATGGAGGCGGTAGAAAGCTCACTTATTGCGCAGTTAGGCCGTGGCAACCCTCGCTATTTTGTCGACCTTAAATTTAAATCAGGCAACTTGCGATTACATACCGGTGTGGGTGAACGCCGCTTTTTAAATCAAACTTGGTATGGCTTAGGTGCCCTTGGCAAGGTCAGTGAGATACCCGCTAATGACAACAACTCAGTGAGCAACATTCGCCTTACCCTCACTACCCCGAACCCTGAAATTTTAGGCGAAGTAGCCGCCAATGACCCGGTTGGCGTAGAGGTGGATATTTGGCTTGTTGTCGTGGATGAGCATTACCGTGTTGAGGGTTTTCAGCTTATTGAAAGTGGCAGTGTAGCGACTTGTGATAGCGAGCGCGGTGCGCTTTCAAAGGTTGAGTTGACGGTGACTGGTGAGTCTCAACGGTGGCAGCAAGCTCGATTGCATCAACGATGGAATGACGCAACACAAAAAGCGCTATACCCAGGGGATGAGTTTTTTAATGAGCAAGCCGCCGCGAACAGTACTTATTTGCCAGACACACAACCTGGTCGCCGTATTGGTGGGGGTCGCTATGTCCAAAAACACTAAGTTGCATGCGTATTTGGAAAGCTGCTGGCGAAAGCAGTTTAAGTTTGGCGAGTTTGATTGCTGCTTATTTGTGGCTGATTGGATATGGGCATATCACGGGTTCGACCCAGCGCCCGAGCGCGGCGCTTACACCACGTTTAAACAGGGTTTAAACATTGTTAAAAGCGGCTTTAAACATACTTTTGAAACCCGTTTAAACGTAAAACCCATTGATAAAAATTACGCAGGTCGTGGCGATATTGCTTTGTGCTCACACAATGACGAATTAGTTGGGGGTATTATTGGCCTTGGCTGTGTTTACTGTGTCTCAGACACAGGTGTGACTACCCTGCCCTTGGATGTTGTCACTTATGCCTACTCATTGGAGGATGTCCATGAGTAAAGTGGTAGAAGTCGTTGGTGATGTTGTCGGCGGTGTATTAGATGTTACTGTCGGCGCGTTATTTGGCGGCTTAGTTGATACGCCAGACCAGCCGGAACCAGATGTCGCCACACTAGCAAAGGGCTTACAAAAAGGCATAGACCAACCAAGGCGTATCACCTTTGGCCGCGACCGTGTGGGGGGCGTGATTGCGCACCAAGCAACCAAAACACGAGACGAAAAAGAGTTCATACAACTCATTATACTAATTAATGGCGCACCAATTGATGCCCTCGAAGATGTGTACATTGCAAACAAACCAATAAGTAGTTACCCCAGCGCCTCATACAACTATGCTGTTGCTGATGGCCGCCACACCAAAGCAATTGCGATGGCAGTACAAAAGATGGCGGGTTGGACAAATAAACACATAGGCCACGACCAGGCACACATATTTTTAGAGCTTGAAAACAATCGAGAGATATACCCCGATGGTGTTAGCGACTGCGAGTTTTTGATTCGTGGCGCACGGGTATGGGATCCGCGCGATGCGAGTCAAGACCCAGACGATAGAAATACATGGCAGTGGTCACAAAATGCCGTGCTATGTACCCTACACTACGTGAGATTTTATGGCGCTAACCAAGTGCCGGTTAGTCACCTGCCTATGATTTGGTGGATAGCTGCGGCTAATGTGTGTGATGAAGAGGCGGAATACACCGATAGCCAAGGCTTAACTCATAAAGAGCCCCGCTACACAATAAACGGTACCTTTGCATTTACGTCTCGACCACTTGAGGTTTTGCAGCAACTTGAACGCAGCTTTGCCGGCAAAGTATTTAGGCAAATGGGTCAGTGGTATGTGCGTGTTGGTGCCTGGTATGGTGCACCCACCTACACCGTTACCATGGCGGATGTGTTGGGCGATGTAAAAATTAAATGGCACGCGGATTTGCGCGAGCGTGCCAATACTGTACGGGCACAGTTTGTTGACCCCAAACAAAACTATGAGCGTACAGATGCACCGCCTGTTATTGCACAGTCTTATTTAGAGCAAGATGCCCAGCCGTTAGAGCAAACGCTATCACTCCCCTTTGTGCGCAGTAGCGCTACCGCTCAGCGACTTGCAGCAATACAGTTAGAGCAAACACGCTTAGGTGCCCTTGAGCTGCCGCTTAGGCACACAGGCCTACGTGCAGCAGTTGGGCGCACCATTAAGGTTAATATACCCGAGTATCACATCAACGATAAAATTTATCGTGTAATAGACCGCCGATTTAGGCTCGACCGTGGTGTGACTATACGCTGTATTGAGGATGGCCCGGGACTTTGGGCGGATGGCATGGTGCCAGGTGTTGAGGATTTAACACCCAATACGGATTATGTGCCAGGTCGACTATTGCCAGTTGAAGCATTGTCGGCAGACACCCGGGAGGATGGTTATGTAGTGCTGCGCTGGGAGTACAGCACGATTGAGGCGGTAGAGCATTTTAACGTTGTTATACAACGAGTGGTTGATGGACAAACACAAAAGGTGCACTCACAACGAGTCAATTATATTGAGGCAGTATTACCTCCATTACAAGTTGGCCAATACCATGCCCTAGTGACAGCGGTTAACGTGCTGGGTAAAGCAAGTTTGGTTAACACCCTGTCGTTTGAGCTACAGACTCCAACCACTCCAACAATTACAGTTGATACCACTGACAATAGCGCAACGCTCACTGCTGATGTTGGTGATGTGATTGGTGTACAAGTCGAGTGGGTATGGCTTGGCCTTGCCGATGAGCCTAACCCAGTACCTGTGGTGCAAACCCCTATCTTTACCAAAAATAACCTGGCACCAGATACACACTACGCTGCTAAGTGTCGAGCAGTAACCCATAAAAATAAAAGTGCGTGGGCTGATGTTGCTGTACGCACAAAAAGAGCAACGACCCCTGTCGAACTATATGATGTTGTTTTTACTCTATCCCAACAACCAATGTGGACCGCATTAGCGACATCTTGGCTACCACCCCTAACCGAAAATGCTGTCTCGATAGCTGCAATTGAACGGATCTCAAATCAGCGAGTATCGCATTGTGATGTAACTATACGACTAGAGCCGAGTAATGGTCTACTCACTGCGGAGGTAAGTGATGTAACTGGGGATATTGAACTCATAATTGATGGTGATGGCAGTAATCACCTAACAATCACAGCAACTTACGCCGGCATTATAAGTCGCCAGTCATTTAATGCCACAGGTGTCACTGTTGGTGATATTAAAAAAATCAAAGATAATTTAGATGCTGTTGATACCATTGCAGAGTCTATTTTGTCTCAAGCAATAGCAAACCATGCAGCGCTTGAGGCTAATTTACAGTCTCGGGGTGAGTTTAATCAAAAGGCCAATGAGATAATTGCCCGTATTGATGAGGATGGTGCTGTTACCCAAGAGCAGATAGTCTTATTACAATCATCTTTGGGAGCAGCAAACTCAGCTCTTGATGAGCTACAGCGCACCGTAGCAACAGGTGATACAGCGCTCAGTGAGCGTATTTCGCAGCTTAGCGCGATTGTTGGCGATAATCTGTCACAAATTAACCAAGTTGAGCAAGCTCTTGCAACTGAGGCAGAAGCCGCTGCACAGCGAATGGCAAGCATTGAGTCTAGCGTTGGCGATAACGTCAGTAAAATTGCTCAAGTAGAGCAAACTAGTGCGACACAAAACGAGGCCAACGCTGCACGCTTTAGTGCAATAGAGTCAGGCGTTGGCGATAACGTCAGTAAAATTGCTCAAGTAGAGCAAACCAATGCAACACAAAACGAGGCTAACGCCGAGCGTTTTAATGCGATAGAGTCAAGTGTTGGGGATAACACAGGCAAAATAGTCACGGTTGAGCAAACCATGGCGAGTAGTGATGCAGCCCTAAGCACACGTATTGAGCAACTGCACTCACAGGTAGACGATAATTTTGCCCACTTACAGCGCTATTATTACACCGCAGTAGACACTGACAGTGCCATATCAGCATCTAAGGTTGAGCTACAAACGCAAATGGATAACAACCTTGCCTACCTTAACAACCAGTTTTATACCAAATCTGATACTGATGGGGCTATATCTAGTGCTATCACTACTCTATCTGCACAGATTGACGGCCAAGTAACGGCAGTAAACCAGCGGGTAAATAGTGCTGAGAGTGACATCTATGGTAACTACAGGGCAATTAATGCTCTGCAACAAACTGCTGGTAGCTTAGATAGTGGACTCAGCGCACTTAATTACCGTGTTGGCAGTGTTGAGACTACAGCTGATGGCAATGCTAATGCCATACAGGGTCTTACGAGCCGCGTCAGCAATGCGGAAAATGATGCTGCGAGTGCACATTTAACGCTCAGCGCTCATGCAAATCACTTAGGGCAGCTACAGGCCCGTGCAGAAATTGGCGTGAGTTACAATGGCTTTGTCACAGGTATGGATGTGACACCAGGTAAGGTGAGGTTTAAATCAGATGTTTTTGAGCTACACGGCAATAATGGTAAAGCTGTTTGGTTTGACCTTAATGATGCAACATTTGTTTTCGACGGACTTGGTAACTTTAATCAAGGGCTATCTAGTAACTACCTCAATGCGTACATCAACGTAGGCCGCTCGGGCTTTGTTAAGCAATCTGGCCAAGTAAAGCTTGGTGTCTACTCTACTTTTATAAATGTTAACAATGGCTATATAGGCTGCCGAGCAAGGAGAGTCACATTTGATGGCTCTGGGTTTAGCGGCTCTCGCTCTGTCACGTTTAATGCCACCGGCGTATTCATTAGCAACACGTCTACATTTCAGTCTAACACCACTGTCCGCGCTCAAGGTGGGGGTGGAGCTAATCACGACTTTTACGCCTTTAATGGAGCCTATGGCCCATTTACGGGAGCACATGAGGTGCTTATTGATGCCAATGCTCAACCAGAGGTTGGGGATTTAATCAAGAATAAATCACATCTACATAATGCCAATGTGTCTAACACAATGTCATTTGCCAGCATAACGGCCGAAGCATATGACAACGCCGTAATAGGAGCGTTTGTTGGTAAACGAGATTTATCCCAGCAACAACCAGCTGGGCTAATGAACCTAGAGGAGTGGCATCAGCTGGCATACAACTACGATCTAGCGTCGGTAAATGCCCTTGGAGAAGGCATGATAAATGTTTGTGGTCAAGGTGGTGACATCAAGATTGGTGACTTGCTTTGCTCAAGCTCTACCCCTGGTAAGGCGATGAAGCAGCCTGACAATATCGTTAAAAGTTATACCTGCGCCAAAGCTTGGCAACCAGCAAGCTTTGATACCCCAGCTGATGTTAAACAAATTGCTGTCGTTTACTTAGGAGCATAACTATATGGCATACAATGTTGGATCACTTACTCTCTCACAAGGGAGTAGCACAATTACAGGTAACGGGACTTATTTTGTGCAAGTGGCACAAGCTGAACCTGCCGATCTGCTTTACTTCGTCATTGATCAAAAACAAATCGTATTGCAAGTTGTTAGTGTTGTTGATGACACAACGCTAAGAGTAAAACAACTCGACGGCCGCGCATTTAGTGCCCCAGATAGCATTGCAAATATAAAGTACGCACTTATACAAACGTTTACCACATCATTACCAGCAAAACTGGCTCAGCGGGTTGCGGCAACACAGGCGCAGTGGTTTACCAGAGAGCAACAGATGACAGGATGGTTTGAGTCAACGGATGATGCCTACCCTATTACCAATTACTTAGGCAACGAGTCTTTAATACCAACACCTGATTTTATTCGCCGGCTGGCGGAGGTTGGAGCTGATGCAAGCGAACAATTGGGTATGCTCACAGATGACATTGCGCAATGTCAGAGCCAAGTGGCGAATTTAGCGCCGAGACTGACGCAATTTGATGCCGATTACTTATCGGCTCAGCAACTACATGCCAATGTAGAGATTAAACACAGTGAGGTCGCTGCTGCACACAGTGCAGTTAATACACATAAATCCAGTATTGATGCTATCGCCCAAGAGATAAGTACACATCATGATTTAGTTAGTCAATATAAACAGCAGGTTTCGGCGGACAGCGAGCTGGTGGCGTCTCACTTACAAATGGTAAGTACACATAGTACTAATGCCGCTGCGTCAGCTGATAATGCAGCGCAAAGCGAAGTAAACTGTACTGTATCCCTCAATGCAGTTAAAGCAGTTGAAACATCAATAAACCAGAGTGTTAATAATGCTGTGGCTGAACTTACAGAGGCAGCCTCTGCCGAACAGCAGACGTTGTCCCAACTTGCAGCGTCGCACACCTCTCAATACAACGATGTGCACGACGAGGCAGTTCTACAGATTGAAACACTTGAGACTAACTTAACGCAAAGTGTTGATAATGCTGTGGCTGAACTTACAGAGACAGCCTCTGCCGAACAACAAGCGCTGTCCCAACTTGCAGCGTCGCATGCCTCTCAATACAACGATACACATAACCAAGCGCTCCAACAGATTGACACGCTTGATGCTAACTTAACGCAAAGTATTGATAGTGCTGTGACTGGAATTACAGAAACAGCCACTGCCGAACAGCAAGCGCTGTCCGAACTTGCAGCGTCGCATGCCTCTCAATACAGCGATACACACACCCAAACGCTCCAGCAGATTGAAGGGGTTGAAGCCGCGATAAAACAAGAAGCAGAGTCGTTGCGAAGCTACTTGAATAACGGGATAAGTGACCTGGTGGATGACGTTAGCAGAGCACAGGAATTAGCCAATATAACTCGGCTTGAGTGTGATGCGTACGCATCATTGTCAGCTTTATTGGTTAATAAGCAAGCAGCCAATATCACCCAAATAAAAGGCGCATTTAGTGCAGTCCTGACGAATACGCTAAACCAATCACATATAGATCACATATAGACGCAATTGAAAGGTAATAAAATGTCGTATCAAGAGCTTAGCGCGGCCATAGAGTCGCTAAATGCAGTAAGACAGAAGCACCAAGAAGTCATAAACAAATACGAGCAAGCTGATGTTATGTTCAGGGCTAACCACCAAGCGATGGTGGATTGGCTCAACACTTTTGGTCACGTAGAGTTTAATGATTTGGCTGGGCAATCTCATCAAGTGCCTACTATGCTCTCATTAATTGAGCAAGTGCAGAGTGTTAACCCAAGCCCACATACGATGACAAAGTCTCACTTTGATGGACTTTGTATCCATCGCAAAAGTCTTTATAGCGGCTCAGGCGTGGTCAATTGGGGGGCTAATATCCCTTTATCAAGTTTGAGCACTGGGTATATAAATAAATGCACATATGCCAGATATGATGCAAAGTATAAAAATCAATTATTAATAGGTTACAAGCAGGAGCCTGCCGAACAACCCCAATATGTAGTAGATGGTGTGTTAATCACGCTCAACGATGGTGTTGCTAGAGACGCAACTGGTGGCTATGAAAGCAACAGAATGTGGAAACAAATTCCAATGCCCGAAGCGCCTGATGCGACAAAAACAATAGACTACCTCTCTGGAGTGGTGACAGCTTATGATAATGTCGAGGACGCATTTGCGGCTGAAACCAACGACATAAAAGTCATCAAATCCCGTAAAGATTATATTTTTTTAGAGGTATGGCACGAAAAAATATCCAACAAAGACATTGTTTACCCATTGGGTAACGTGCAATATCTTGCAACTGACTATAAAGGTATCGCCCTAAATGCAAACTTAATAGATCCCAAATATAGTGCTTTTGGGGATTGGGATACCCAGACCACAGGATATGGCGCAAAGTGGTCAACACTAACTACCTCGCAAAAAGCTATCCTGTTAGGCGAGTCAAAGCACAATATTTACTTTGACCCTGATAGCGGGGTTTATATACAAGTAAGATATAGAGTTAGAGTAATTAAGGGAGTATCGGATGAGTGGCGGTGCTATGCCGGCTATACCCATGGCGGTAATAATATTATGCGGCATGTAAGGACAGGCACACCTTTTGATTTGATGATAAAGCCCCGTGGACAATCTATTTCGACAGTCGATTACTTTACGGATGGTACCTCTGATGATGTGGCTTATTGCGGGCACACAGCCCGATTTGCAAAAATGCCAACTCGCAACAATTTGCCCATTATTAAAGGGCAATTTTGTATTACTAGATACAGATCATCAGGCGAGGATAAGCGCACAAATTATGGATATAAAGGTCGATGTTTTGCCCTGCCTATTGCTCTTGTGCAGAGGTATAACAAAGGTGCCTACCATCCAAGTTATAACCCAATGGGCACAGCAGGATTTAAGAGATTATCTCAATCTAACGGTCATGAGTACTGGTATTCAGCGACGGCACACCAGCCAAATACTCCAAAAGATTGTTTTTTACATGCTGCCGATAGCGGTAGCGTAAGCACAGGCCTCTCTGGTCGAGAGGGGAAATTTCTTTACCACGATGTAATTTACGAGGGTCTTGCTGAAAACCTTATTTTTGACGTCAATAAGCAAGGCGACTTGTTAGAGGATGGTCTTAAACGAGCCATATCAAATGAGCTTTGTAGCCAAGATATGCTACCTATATTGTGCGTATCAGGTGTCTTTACAATTAGTATGATTGAGAGTAACGATAACAATACTCTAGAGATAGAGATTGACGCAACTGGCGACTCAACCCATGAATTTTCATACCGTTATAATAGCGATACAGTTTATGTTTGCGGTCAAGATGGCGAGATTATCCCAATACATTTGGGGTCATCAGCCTATGAGCATATAGCTGTACACCTAGGCGCTGACCGAAGCTTTATAAAGTTAGGAACAGACCCTTATATTGACACCGTAACAGAGCTGTTGGCTCTGGTGGGTAAGACCTGCCGCTTGGTATGGTCAGGCCAAAGCGTGCAAACTTACCCTGACGGCTCTTTAAAAGAGCCAGTAACCTCCCCACCGCTGCCAGAACAACAATGGTTTTTGCCATCGTCTCATATTTTATACCAAGGTGTGTCTGCAACTCTTGGTAAGATGACGATGTATGATGTGGTAGGTAAACCAGCAAAGATTGCAGCATACTTTCCAAATGGTCTTGTCGGTGCTTTTATTCCCAAATTGCCCGACGGCACTAATCAATCTTTTCCACTGTCACGAAAGGCCATGGATTTTGGAGAGATCTCTTACCTTCAAAGCACAGGTGATGGATGGGTCAAACAACAAGTGCCTTTAAGTTATGAAGAAAATAGCATCACGATAAGTTCATTACACTCGGATGCGGTAGTGCTAAATTGGTATACTTCATCGGCGGCACAAACAACTAAGTCTTGGTGTAAGAGCGTCATCAATGTATCCCCCATGATATATGTCACAAGTTCTAACAAGCCAGAGATGGGCTGCATTTTACATCAAGGTTTATTTGGCTCGGTTCCAACAGGCTCTGGCCAAGAGCACTTAAGTGTCACGTCTCACGCACTTAAGTCACAAGACAGATATGATGTTCCAGCAACACATTCAAATATAAATATCGAGACAACATCGGGACCAGCCCTTAAAACGATTTACAGCACATTTGAACTGAATGGCTTTTTATACCTTCAATTTAACGCGACCGAAACAAAGTCAGTCAGTGGTTCTTGGGGAGACGATGGCAAGATCGAAATTGTGGACAACGAGAAGCTGTCATTGCATTGGTCTGGCGCGTATCTAAAGACAGTTTGTCACCAGAGTAAATTTCCAATAGGCATTGCATAG